CTCAAGGCCATTTTGAGAAAAGCCATGGCACGGTCATTCGATGCTTTGTGGAAAACCATCGGCAGCATACTGCCGCTCTTCTCAGCATATGAATGTAGAAATTACTTCCTGAATTCAGGGTATGGACGTACTTAAATGCAGAATGCTCTAATTCCAATCAAATCCCAGCCGTGCTGGAAAGTCTGCTAGCCCCTGCTGCTGCAACCATAACCAATTGCCGCTTACTGGTCAGCTTCGACAGTGAGGGCAAAATGCACATCATGCCAGTACCACCAGACGCATCCGTGCTGAGTAAAAGGGATATGCTAGAGGCAATCAATAAAGGCTTGGTGCTGGATACGGACACACTCGCTGAATTTGCAATGGCAACAATCAAGAACCTTCAGCATCGATGCAAGCCTTATAGAAAGGCGGTAACAGTTGAAATTTAAGAAAGTTAATTAGTAAAGCTAAAAAGCCCGCGCTTGGTTAACTGAGCCGGGCTTTTTGTTGTAAACTACCGTTAAATTTAGTTAAAAAATATTAAATCAATGCCGATAGGCATAGTCTAATAATAAAAAATGGCAGGGATGTTTTTTGGACTCTAGAAAGAGCAAAGCCGAATTACTTGCTGAGAATCAAAGCCTAAGGGCTGAAAGAAATTCAGCAGGTATTGCCAATGTTGTAATGTATTTAATCAAATATGGTGCCTTTGTATGGATTTCTTACCATATTTATTTGATGGTTGCAGAGCTTGCGGGTAAGCATACGTTTGCCGATATTGGTTTTGCTGTTTTTAGTAATTTGGAGCTATCAGTAGCACTTGGCTGGTGGTTTGGCATAAGTGGCATTATTTATGGATTATGGCAAGCAAAGCTGAGAAAAGACACCGTTGAAAGACTGCAAAACAGAATTCAATTTCTTGAATCAAAGTTAGATACGAAGAGAACATCCAGTCAATTAACACCACGTGGAGAAACAAGAAAGGAGGATGAATTATGAATGAGCTGCATACTTTGACTTCTTTAATATCAATTGCTTTATTGATGATATTGTTATTCTGGCTATTTCCTCAATATCGAACTGATTTGTTCAGGCAAAAAATGTTTAAATTGAGAGATAGCTTATTTGATGAAGCACTTAATGGAAAAATAAGCTTTAACGATCCGGCATATAACATGCTTAGAAATGCAATGAATGGATTTATACGTTTTGGCCATCAATTAAATATATGGCAAGCGTTGCTGTTTACATTGATTATAAAAAACAATAAACAGATTGATCACCCATTTACGCGTGAATTTGATAAAAACACAAAGCAATGCACTGATAATCAAAGACAAATATACTTGTCTTATTATTTCAAAATGAATTTGTATATCTTGGAGCATTTAATACTTTCATCAGTGATCCTTGTGTCTTTGATTGTGCCAGCAGTGTTTCTTTTTCTCGCAAAGAAACATATTGAAAAATTCGCAAGTTTGTTAAGGGCTCAGCTAGATAAGCTAAATACAGTAGCGCTTACAACAGGTAAAGCTTAATTCAGATGCATATTAACCCGCTTCGGCGGGTTTTTATTTGGTGAATTTGACACTATCATCAATCAGTACTAACCTATTCTCTCCCGCCAGGCCCATCCGGGCGGAAACCCTTCCGCCTTAATCTCTTCCCCGTCCGCTGCCATCATGGCAGCATGAATACTCGAAAAATCACCGGCATCGTCATTCATTGTGCAGCTACGCCGAATGGCCGCTGGCACGACGTTTTTGACATCGATAAATGGCATCAGGAACGTGGCTTTAAGCGTTCAGATGAATTTCGTAGACAATTCAATCCCAGGCTTTTAGCCATCGGCTATCACTTTATCATTTACACCAACGGTGCGGTTGCAACCGGCCGTAGTCTTTCTGAAATAGGCGCGCATGCGCAAGGTTTTAACAGCAGAAGCCTGGGCGTGTGTTTGATTGGTACTGATAAATTCACAATCGAGCAGTGGGATTCGCTGCGTGACAATGTCCGGGCATCGCTAAAGCTGTACCCGGAAGCTCGTATCGTCGGCCATCGTGACCTGCCGAATGTGCACAAGGAATGTCCCGGCTTTGATGTCAAGGATTGGCTGGAAAACGACATGAGGCCACGGCCTGGGCGAATCCTGGAGCAAGCCGCATGAGTCGCATCATTGAACTCATCACCGATGCTGGCACCGGCCAGCTTTCTCACACCAAGCTGTGGACGCACATCGCTTATTGCGCCGCTACGCTCGCATTCCTGCGCGCAACATTATTCTCCGACACCCCGCCAGATTCAGAAATCTGGCTCATTTATTTAGGCATTGTCGGCGCACATAACGTGTCCAGCAAAATCCTCTCTTTAAAATACGGAGCATCCAAATGATCCTATCACCCTATTTTTGGCTAGCGGCCTTGATTTTCGTTTTGTTAACTGCTGGTGGCGGATATGTCACTGGATATAAACATGCGCGTGAATATGCGGCTGCACAGCAATTGCAGGCCGTGGAAAAAGCCAGACAAGAAGCCATCGAACAAGCAAAACGCGATCAGCAAACCGCGCAAAAGTACGAGTCAGCACGGGAAACTGTTCGCACTGTTTATGTAAAAATCAAGGAGAAAGCCCATGAAAATATTAAAAATCACCCTGATTATGATCGTTGCGAGCTGGATCCTGTCGGCCTGCAGCTCTATAACGCCCGCCCCCCAGACGCCCAGGATTCCACCGGCAGCACTGACCGCCGAGTGTCCGGATCTGCCGAGCGCACCGGACGGCAAGCTCTCGACAATCCTAGCGAACAGCCTGGAGCGAGCGCAGATGTATTACGACTGCCAGGCACGCCACAAAGCATTGTCGGAATGGGCGGCCACATCACCGTAGGGGCGAATATATTCGCCCGGAGAACAAATGAAACCGGAGGATTTTGCTCAGGAAATTGAGCTTAAAGAATACGAAAACACACAAAAGCGCGCAATCCTGCCAAGGCGGCCATCATTATCACACTGTGAGGATTGCGGTGAAGCAATCCCGCTGGAGCGACAAAAGATAGCAGGTGTTACGCGCTGCATATGGTGCCAGGAAGATTTTGAAAGCATGGAAAAGAGAGGAAAGTTATGAACGAAGAACACATACTGTTACTGGGCGAGATCAAGGGCAAGCTTGATCAGGTCATTCAGGGCCAGGCAGAACAAAATACCCAATTGAGCGGTATCGATAAACGGCTGCGCAAGGTAGAAACCAAGTCGGCGCTGACCGGAGCTTTGGCAGGCGGCATGGTATCCGTAGGTGTTGCCCTTATGATTGAAAAAGGCAAGCGCACCATAGGCTTGTAGAACCAATGCCCTGCTATGTTAAACATACCAAAAATGGAAACACATTTTTGTCTGGCAAATTGGGGCCACACTGCGCCGATTGTAGCTGGGTATCCGGATATCTGTGCGATTACCCGGTAGGCAAAGGAAAAACCTGTGATCGGCCCCTATGTGAAGATCATGCCAATGAAATCGCTCCTGATATCCATTATTGTACAGCCCACTATCGCGAGTGGGAGGAATTCAGAAGTAGCGGCGGCGTAGAAAAAGAACTCAAGAACGTGATTCCTTTCGTTAAAAAATAAATGGCCCACTCTCCCGAAACCATCTCCGCAGTCCGTGCAGCCTACGTTTACGAAGCGTTAAATCGTGAAGCTATTTCAGACCGCTTTAACGTTCCGGTGAGCACGATTACGCGCTGGAAAAAAGATGCACTGGAAAAAGGCGACGACTGGGATCGCGCTCGTGCAGCTGCAAGGCTTTCTGGCCAAGGCATGGAAGCAGTCACCACAGCGGTGCTGGAAGATTTTGTGCTGATGTTCCAGAGCGCAATGGAGGAAATTAAAAACGCCAAAGACATCAAGCCTTTTGATAAAGTGGAAATGCTAAGCAAACTCTCGGATGCCTATGCAAAAACTGCTGCTGCAATGGCCAAAGCCAATCCAAAGCTGGATAAGTTAAGCTTTGCCGCCGACATCCTGCGCGACCTGGTGCAGTACGTCCAGCAGCACTACCCGCAGCATTCAATGGCTATGGAACAAGTGCTGATGCCGTTTAGTGAAGAAATAGGCAGACGCTATGGCTAAAACCACGCGCAAGGAATTCTTAAATCAAATTGCACAACTGGCCAGCCAGTTCCGCGTGCAGATTGAAGCGGAAGTCGATGGTTTTGCGCCTGATCCTGCCGCAAGGCTCGAGCGTCAAACCAAGGCCAAGAATGATTTAGAGTTTTTTGCACGCACCTATTTTCCGCATTACGTCAAACACCCGAACGCAGTGCTGCATGAATTCCTTTATAAGCGATTGAAAGAGATTGTTGACAACGGCATCGGCGATCATGAAGCGATCGCCGCCCCGCGCGGCAATGCTAAATCAACATTAGTCACACAAATATTCGTGCTCTGGTGCCTGGTCACCGGCCGTAAAAAATACCCAGTCATCATCATGGATGCGCTCGATCAAGCGCTGCCGATGCTGGAAGCCATCAAAGCCGAGCTGGAGTTCAATCCGCGCTTGATGATGGATTTCCCGGAAGCCACCGGCCAGGGGCGTGTGTGGCAAGTTGGCACCATTGTCACGGCCAATGATGCCAAAGTACAGGTATTCGGCTCAGGCAAACGCATGCGCGGCCTTCGGCATGGTCCGCACCGGCCAGACCTGGTCATTGGCGACGATCTGGAAAACGATGAAAACGTGCGAAGCCCAGAGCAACGCGACAAGCTGGAATCCTGGCTTAAAAAAACCGTACTGTCACTTGGGCCTGCCGATGACAGCATGGATGTCGTGATCATCGGCACCATCCTGCACTATGACTCAGTGCTGTCGCGCTTACTCAAAAATCCACTGTGGAAATCCAGAAAATTCAAAGCCATCATCGAATGGCCGCACAACATGAGTTTGTGGGACAGATGGGAAGAAATTTTATTGAATCAGGGCGAAGAAAATGCGCTTGCTTTCTACCAGGAACGCAAAGCCGAAATGGAAGCGGGGGCGGTTGTTAGCTGGCCCGCCGCCAAATCGCTTTATAAACTCATGGTCAAGCGCGCCCGTGATGGCCGCCCAGCCTTTGATTCCGAACAGCAGAACGATCCGGTATCAGGCGATGATGCACCTTTCGCAAACTGTCTCAAAAATTTCTGGGTAAACCGTTTACCAGAGTGGCGTTTCTTTGGTGCATGTGATCCGAGTCTTGGCAAACACGGGGCTAGCCGTGATCCATCAGCTTTGATGGTTGGCGGTTTTAACCGGGCCACTGGTGTTTTGGATGTGGTCGAAGCGCTCATCAAAAAACGCTTGCCGGATAGAATCATCGAGGATGTCATCGCCTTACAGATGGAATACAAATGCCTGTTGTGGGCTGTGGAAATAGTCCAGTTCCAGGAATTTCTTAAAACTGAACTTGTGAAACGCTCAGCCGCGCGCGGTATGCCGGTTCCGGCGGTGGGCATTAAGCCAAGTACAGACAAGCTGCTACGCATCGAAACCCTGCAACCGCACATGGCAAATGGCCTGATTCGGCTGCATCCATCACAAAACACGCTGATCGACCAACTGCGCCATTTCCCCAAGGCGGATCATGATGATGGCCCTGATGCATTGCAGATGCTGTGGATGCTGGCCACCACCCGAAGCGTAGGCATCGACTATCAAAGTGCAAAAAAATCAACAAGTGAAGGTGAACGATTTGGAGGTAATGGCGCATGGTAAAAATTCTCGACGCAAACGGTAACCCAATCGACACCGGCAAAATGCGCAAATCGCAAAGCGCAACAGTCGGCAGACTCAATCAAACATTTGCCGGACACCCTAGCCGTGGGCTGACACCAGCCAAACTCGCCCGAATCATGGAATCAGCCGAACAGGGCGACATCCAGTCCCAACATGAACTGTTCATGGATATGGAGGAGAAAGACGGCCACATTTTTGCCGAGATGAGCAAAAGAAAGCGCGCGTTGCTGACGGTTGACTGGGACATTATGCCGCCGCGCAACCCTTCGGCCAAGGAGCGCAAATCAGCGACCTATATCAAAGATCTGTTAACGGATGTTAACAATTTTGAGGACGTGATTCAGGACTGCCTGGATGCGATCGGTCACGGATTTGCCTGCCTTGAAATCGAATGGCAGATGCTGGGAAGTGAATGGCTGCCTAAAAACATCAATCATCGTCCGCAAAGCTGGTTCCAGACCGATCGGGCAACTCGGACACAGATCCGGCTAAAAAACAATTCGCAGGAAGGTGCAGAACTTCAGCCGTTCGGATGGATCGCCCATGTGCACAAGGCAAAATCCGGTTATTTATCCCGAGCCGGTCTGCATCGGGTTCTGGCCTGGCCGTTCCTGTTTAAAAATTATTCTGTCCGAGACTTGGCGGAATTCCTGGAAATTTATGGCCTGCCGCTTCGCCTGGGCATTTATCCGCAAGGCGCAAGCGATGACGAAAAAAACACTCTGCTGAATGCCGTTGCCGCCATCGGCCACGATGCTGCCGGAATCATCCCGGAAGGCATGATGATTGATTTCAAAGAGGCAGCCAAAGGTGCATCAGATCCCTATGCATTTATGATTGAATGGTGCGAACGCATTGTTAGCAAGGTGATTCTCGGTGGCACACTCACCAGCCAGGCGGACGGCAAAACATCAACCAATGCGCTTGGCAACGTGCATAACGAAGTGCGCCACGATCTAATGATATCGGACGCCAAGCAGTTATCCGGCACACTCACGCGCGACCTGGTGTATCCGCTCTATGCATTAAACGTTGGCGGTATTGAAGATATCCGCCGCTGTCCGCGCCTGGTGTTTGATCTGGGTGAAGCGGAAGATTTGAGCCTGTACGCCGATGCACTGCCCAAGCTGGTGGATGTCGGATTGACTGTACCGGTTTCCTGGGCGCGCGATCGGCTGAGAATCCCGGAGCCGGAGGGCGATGAACCGGTACTCATGCGATCGCAATCAACCAATCCAACAATTCCACCAAGCACAACTCAGGCGACAAAATGTCATCCCGAGCTTGTCGAGGGATCTTTATCGGTCGCAGCCGCAACCGCAAACCAGGACCAGGACGAATTCGATATTTTCGCCGATGAATTGTCCGGGGATTGGGAGCGTTTAACGGATCCACTTGTATCGCCCATCCTGGAACTGGCAGCAAATTCAAAAAATTTTGAAGATTTCCAGGCAGGTCTTGCAGGGCTGATCCAGTCAATGGATCCGGAAAAATTGGCCGAGGTGCTGGCACAGGCGCAATTTGCTGCAGCAATTTACGGCCGGGTAAAAGGCCAGTTAGATCAGAATGATTAAATTCCAGGCATTGCCTCCCAAGGAAGCGATCGAATTTTTTCGGAGTAAAGGCTACAAGATCGGCTTTAGCTGGGAGGACGTCTGGCAATCCGAACATCAGGCAGCGTTTACCGTCGCCAAGGTGATGCAGCTCGACATTCTGCGTGATATCCGGGCAGGCATTGATTCGGCACTTGCAGACGGAACCACTTTTGAAACCTTCCGTAAGCAGCTCAAACCACTATTGATGCAAAAAGGCTGGTGGGGAAAAGCGGAAATGACCGATCCATTAACCGGTGAAACCAGGCTCGTGCAACTGGGCAGCACACGAAGGCTTCGGACCATCTTTGATACTAACCTGAGAACGGCACATTCTGAAGGCCAATGGGAAAGAATACAAGACGCTAAAAAGCGTTTTCCGTACCTGCGCTATGACGCCAACAATTCCGAGCATCCGCGCATGCAGCATTCCGCTTGGGATAACCTGGTGTTGCCCGCCGATGACCCGTTCTGGCAAGCGCACTTCCCAGTCAAAGCTTGGGGATGCAAATGTAACGTCACTCAATTCAATCAGCGAATGTTGGATCAACGCGGCCTGAAGGTTGGCGAATCACCCGAAGTGCCACAATATACTTATGCCAACAAGCGCACCGGCGAAATCCAGAAAATCCCGCTCGGGGTGGATCCTGGATTTAATTACCCGCCCGGTGGCCGCCTGGATAATCTGCCCAGGTTTGTAACCGACAAGATCATCCAGGCTCCGGCTGATTTGGCTGCTACCTGGTGGCAGACAATGTTGCCACTGCAAGCGCCAGGCATCACCAAAACATTCCAGGAATTTGTTGCGAAGACGTTTGCCGATGCCACTCCCAGGGGCAAGTTTGTAGTGGCCGGTTTTGCGCACCCGGACGATATCGAGTTTCTGCGAGGCCAGGACAAAACGCCGGTGTCCGCTGAGATTGCCGTGCAAGACCGGCTGATGGTCGGCAGAAAAGCAGACCGACATGAATTGGATGGCGATGCGTTAAGTGAAGCTGAATGGATGGAATTACCCGTTAAATTATCAGATCCCAAGGCCGTGCTATATGACAATGAGACCGGGAATTTGCTGTATATAATGGACAGCCAAGATGATACCCGCGCTCAGAAGCTGGTGGTGCAGATGGATTTTGTGCCAAAGAAGCCAAAGCGGAAACTCAATATGGCAAGAACTGCTTTTAAGGTAGATTCGGTCGCATTAAAAGGAAGAAAATATACTCTTGTCAGAGGAGCTGTTGAGTAACGGGCGGGAGGCCGGACGTCCCTCCATCCAGGGGTGCTTGAAGCACTCAAGCCTGTGGACTCCGAATTTTCCACAGCTCACCCGTTAATTAAAATTGTATGCTCATCACACGGAAAACGCAAAACCGATTTAAACGCGATTTGAGCGTTTCTGATGAGTCACAGCTACCATGATAAGGATCATTCAGAGATCCCCGCGTTAAACCCGAGTTAAATTCAGTTTAAACGATATTTTTATATTCCAGATGATCCCCGGTTTGACGTTTAAACCATAAAAATGCTAGTCTGACTTTTAGTCAATACCTTTCAGAGCGGAAATCTTTCCGCCTTAACTCAATGATTCCCCGCTTTTATTATGGCGGCATGAATCCAAAAAACACCCAATTCAAGAAAAACTCATCCGGCATTGCCGCGTGCGCGATTATCGTCACGCCTGGCAAGGAAATCCAGTTATTTCCTGAAGGTCGATTTCGGGCTAGTGATGGCCGTCCAAAAGACGCGCCGCACTGGAAGATTGACGCGGAACTGGCAGCAAGCATCATCGCAGACTTTTCAGCTCGTGAAAATCGTACTGTCATTGACTACGAACACCAAACCTTATTGACAGCTCAAAACGGTCAACCTGCGCCAGCATCGGGCTGGTTCTCTAAGCTCGAATGGCGCGATAGCGGTCTGTATGCCATCGATGTGGAGTGGACGGAACGCGCCACCACCATGATCGAGAGCGGCGAATACAAATACATTTCTCCGGTTTTTACCTACGATAAGAAAACAGGCGCAATCAAGAGCATTTTAAATGCCGCGCTGACCAACAACCCGGCCCTGGACGGCATGGATGCCGTCGCGGCCAGTCAATTTGCCCAACTAATTAACCAACAAAATGACCAGGAGAAATTATCCATGGAAGAGTTATTGAATAACTTGCGCTGGATGTTGAACATGCCAGTAACCACAACGCAGGAAGAAATTGTCGCCGAGCTGCAAAAAGCCATCGACCAGATCAAGACGTCCGCAACCGCAGCAACAAGCGCAGCCGGTTTTAACGTTGCCAACCTGATCAAATCTCAAGCCGATCAAATCGCTTCCTTAAGCCTGGCTGTAAACAATCCTGATCCTGCCAGGTTCGTGGCAGTGGCTACGATGAAAGCAATTCAAGATGAATTGACTGCGTTGAAGAAAAAAGAACTTGAGCGCGAGGTCGGTCAAGTGATCCAGGAAGCGCTGACATCAAGCAAGTTATTGCCACCGCAAGTGGATTGGGCGCGCAGCCACGGCATGAAAGATTTGGAATCACTCAAACAATTTATTGCCGATCAACCTCCAGTAGCTGCGCTGACCCAAACGCAAACCGGCGGCAACCCGCCAGAAGGCATCCAATCGGTCGATACCCAGGATTCCAAAGCCATTGCGGAAGCTGCACTTAAATACCAGACGGAAAAAGCTTCTGCCGGTATTACGGTGACGACCGCCCAAGCTGTGGATGCGGTGCTTGCGCGCAAATAAAGCAGCCCCGAATTATCAATTAGACATAGGAGCAAAAGCATGGCCAATGAAATGCTTAACAAAAACTATACCGCAGGCGGCGCGATTAGCGCGTACCGCATCGTCAAGGCGGGCGCAAACGACGGTGAAGTGCTGCAAGCCGCTGCTGCAACAGATTTATTGATGGGCGTGTGCGGTGCTATCGCCCCAGCATCCGGCGAGCGCGTGGATATCGTGAAAGTTGGTATCGCGCAAGTCGAATTCGGCGGCACCGTTACACGTGGCCAGCCGGTAACGAGTGATGCCAATGGAAAGGCTGTGGCGGCTGCACCTGCAGCCGGTGTAAATAACCGCATCATCGGCTTTGCTGAAGTGTCCGCAGTATCTGGTGATATTGCCGACGTGTTGATCGCCCCCGGCTTGATGCAAGGTTAATCATAAATCGTAGCCAAAAATATATTCAACAAATTAAGGAGAACCAGATGCGCATAACCAAAACCAGTGGGTTTCTATTTCTAACAATTGCCACCATCCTGTGCGGCGCGGCCTTTGCTGGCATGACTCCGCCGCCAGACATAGGGTATGGAGAAAGCTTGTTATATGGAGCGGCATTTGCCGGCGCTGTCCGTCCTTTCCCGGTCGATCCACGTTTAACCGCCATTGCAATCGCCTACCGCAACCCTGATATTGCACTGATTGCCGACGATGTGCTGCCGCGCACGCCTACCGATGCGGAATTCAAATATCTGCTATTCGATAAGGGCCAGGGCTTTACCGTACCGGACGCAAAGGTTGGCCGTAAAAGCATGCCGAATGAAGTGGAATTCAGCGCGACCGAGGTGCAGGACAAGGTGGTTGATTACGGCCTGGACGATATCGTGCCCAATGAAGATATCGAAGACGACAATCAAAAAACTGATCCCCTGGGAACGTCCACTGCTTATCTGACCAATCTTGTCAATCTGGCCCGTGAACAGCGTGTGGCCAATCTGGTTTTTAATAATGCAAGTTTCGCCACCGGCAACAAAACCACGCTATCCGGCACCAGCCAGTGGTCTGATCAGGTCAATTCCAATCCTGTGAATGCAATCGGCGATGCGCTCGATGTGCCCGTGATGCGCCCGAATATTGCAGTATTTGGACAGCAAACGTGGACGAATCTGCGCCGTCATCCAAAGATCGTGCAGGCTGTATTCGGTACCGACCAGGGTGCGGGCATGGTCAGCCGGCAGCATTTTGCCGACTTGTTCGAGCTGCAAGCGGTGTATGTCGGCCAGGGTTTCATCAACAGCGCCAAGAAAGGCCAGGCGGTGACATTGGGCCGTGTCTGGGGCAAGCATGCCGCATTTCTGTACCGCGATCGCGCCGCTGGCCCGCAACAAGGTGCAACGTTCGGATTCACAGCCCAGGCTGGCGACAAAATAGCCGGGCTATATGATCGGCGCGGTAACCTCATATAACAGCAGCACTGGGGCATTGGTTGTTAATGTCTCGGGAACAGGTGGCTCAGGAACTAAAACAGCCTGGACGATCAGTTTAACTGCGCCGACAACCGGACAATATTTGCTGTTAACAGGCGGGGTGATATCAGCTAATAGCTCATCTGATGCGCTTAGGATTACTCAAACGGGCAGTGGTAATGCGCTTGTTGTTGAGGATAGTACAAATCCTGATGCTACGCCGTTTGTAATAACTAATAGTGGAGCAACCCTTATAGGACATACAGCTTCCCTAACTGTACCAGCTGTTGCGACATCCTTATTACAAATTAATTCGTCAGCCTCAAATGGGCAACAAGCAGGTGTTAGCGCATTCGCTTGGGATGCGGACACTACCGGAACAACATTAACCGCGGCAACATACACATTTAATCGTAGCGGATCTGATACTACCGGAACACATACAGTTGTTACCGCCAATAATACACTAGGCAGTATTTATTTCACTGGTAGTGATGGAGCTAGCTTTACTCCTGCCGCTCTCATACTTGCCGCCGTCGATGGTACTCCTGGTACTAATGATATGCCAGGCCGTTTGATATTTAGCACCACCGCTGATGGCGCATCGAGTCCAACTGAGCGGATGAGAATTGATAGCTCTGGCAGGATTGGTATCGGTGGAACTCCATCGGCAGGGCAAATTGTAGCAATACTAAAAAATATTGCTGGATCTGCATTTTCAAATGGCATTGTCGTAGATTCACAAGTTCAATCTGACGTGTCAAGCCGAGCTGACTATTTTCTCAGCTCATCTAAAGTGGCGTCCGGCAGTTATCCGCTTTTAAATCATTATCGCGCCCAGCAAGGAACATTCACTGGAACAGTTACGACGCAGAATGGATTTGAAGCTGGGAATAGCCTTATCGGGGCAACAAACAATTACGGTTTTTATGGAGATATCCCGGCAGGCACAGGGCGTTGGAATTTTTATGCAAATGGTACTGCTCGTAACTTCTTTGCCGGAGGGGTTGAAGTCGCAGCCGGATCAACAGCGCAAATAACAGGATTTATCAATATTCCAGCAGCAGGCGGCGCCCCGACCGGAACGCCGACAAATCCAACGGGAAATGTCCCGCTTTATTACGATACAAGCAACAACAAACTGTACGTCTATAACGGCGGCTGGAAAGCAACCGCAGCATTAACATAGGAGATACTAAATTGCCACAATTAATCGTTGACCTAACCCAAGATCAATACGACCGATACAAAATCGGATTCAAACAAATTCAAGGTATGGAAATGGATCCCACTGACGAGCAGCTTACAGCACAGTTAAAGAGAGAGGCCGCAGCAATAACGTATGCAGCGGAAGTCGGCAATGGCAATGGTTCAGGCTGGACATTTTAATAGGAGAAAAAATGCAAAACATCAAGTTACACCTGGACGAAGTCAACGGCATTCTGCAGATCCTCGGGCAGATGCCTTCGTCAACTAACGTCTGGCCGCTGATGCAGAAAATTCAACAGCAAACGCAGGTTTCGCTGTAGCAAGCTGAAAACAGTGATGCAGGCAGTCAGAAATAGAAATAAAGAGAGCGATCAGGCCATCCTCCGAATTATGGCCTGACCACTATAACCCACAGATTGCGCCTGTGAGCCACAGCCAAGGCTCCCTGCCAAGTCGACCGGCGGAATAAGCCTAGCACATACTAAAAATAGAGAGGCTTACAGTATGAACCAGAATTACCCGATTATTCCATGGATTGGCGGCAAACGCCGCCTGGCCAAATATATTTGGCCATTTTTTCCAGAGCATACCTGTTACGTAGAACCATTCTGTGGCGCGGCAGCGTTGTATTTCATGAAAAAACAAACGCATGTGGAAGTGCTCAATGACATCAACAGCGATCTGGTTAACATGTACCGCGTGATCAAGCATCATTTGGATGAATTCACAAAACAATTCCGATGGGCGCTGACCAGCCGAGAGATGTACAAATGGCTGCAAATCACGCCGACAGAAACACTCACCGATATTCAACGCGCGGCTCGCTTCTACTATTTACAGAAGCTGGCTTTTGGCGGCAAGGTAGCCAACCAGAACTTTGGCACCGCTACCACTACCGCACCACGCCTGAACCTGCTGCGCCTCGAGGAAGAGTTAAGCCAGGCGCATCTGCGGTTATCGCAAACCTATATCGAGCACTTGGCATGGCACGACTGTGTGCGTAAGTACGATCGAGAATACACCTTGTTTTACTGTGATCCCCTTACTGGGGTACGGAAGGTTATGGCGTGGATTTTGAGCTGAAGCAATATGCTCAGATAGCCGAGCTAGCGAGGACGATCAAAGGCAAGATGATCATATCAGTCAACGATATTCCGGAAATGCATGAGGCGTTCAAGGAATTGACGATGCAGTCGGTGGCGATTAGTTATACTGTGGGCGGCCAGCAAGGGCGCGGACAACGCACCGAGCTGGTCATTCAGAATTTTTAACGATGAAGCAATGTGCGGGCTTGATCAAACCCAACCCACTTGCCGGATAGATCCAAGCCACGGTTGATTAGCTCACCTATGGCCATATCGTTAAGATCAATTTCCCCATTGGCTGCAGCAAGCGGCAAGGTTTGAATGGAGAGTAATTCATCGTGGATGAGTGTCGTTTGTTCCGTGTTCATTTTAACCTCCCTGTTAAGATGAACACATTGACGCTCTACCCGTTAAATAAGTCAACTAGCAGTGCCCAGTAAAGCAAAAATTAGTGTCAAATTGCGCGAGAAGTTACATTTACTAGAGCAATACGCGCCAAGCTATTAGATAAATCAAGCAGCTTCGGAAAAGAATATCTTAAGCTACTAATAAGTGAAATCCGTATAAGGGGCAACCAAGCTGAAATAACTGGCAGCTATTCAGCATTGGCACATGCTGTTACTGAGAATGAATTGAACACTCGTGATAGAGTGCAGATTTGTACCGAATTGGCTCCCCGACCAGGGCTCGAACCTGGGACCTGCGGATTAACAGTCCGTCGCTCTACCGACTGAGCTATCAGGGAACTGCTGAAAAATGCATGTTAACGTTTTGAAGCTTATTGGTCAACTATCAATTCACTTATTTAAGTAGTTTAGACCCGATCTGGCGGTTATCCGATTTGACGAAATACGTGTCAATTCAAATTCCAGTATAGTGATTTTATCGTACCAAACCTCCTTTGCGTCAATTAAAATTTGCATGGAAAGCACTGATCGACGCCCGACGCCAATTGCCGCAAGCCCAACAACAAGAACCGGTCGAGGAAGTCACTGAAAGTTGCAGTAGTTGCGTTTGCTTTGGACAATCTACATTTATGACCGGTTTCATGAAACCATCTTGCAAGAATTCTATTAGGTGGTTCTGGAAAAGATCTATCTCTAAAAGAGAACTACAGGCCGATCTGGAAGTTTGGCTGACTTACTACAGCAATGATCGAACCCATAGAGCAGGATGTGTTATGGACGTATACCCATGCAAATCTTAATTGCCACCGCAGAGTGATAACGATAAAAAGTATCGTGGGAAAACCATTACTCCACGGGATATGCTGTTTAGCTCGGCTGCTGCCAAATTTAACAAGCCGATCTTGTGCTTGATGATGTTCTATTTAAAACTATCCATGGGGTTACTTATATGGACGCCTCCCGGTATGGCAAGAGATATTTCATGTTCTGGCGATGCGAGGAATCGGCTGCAGTCTTATATCCGGCCTTGTTGCAGAGT